CCAGCTGCGTTTAAATCTTTGATTATATCAGCTGATAGATTATACATGCCAAAATTATCTGAACCAGCACTTGCTAGCTCTACAACCTGTGCACCAGATAGAGTGTTTAGGTTTGTTCTGTTAGAAGTATTACCGCTACGAATAAACGTAAACTGGTTAGCATTTTGATCTCCACGCTTTTCGGACAGCATAGTTAGATATTCTTTGAAGTCTTGTTGCTCACCTGTACGCATATTACGAAATGCTTTTTGCTCACTGGTAAACGTCTTCATGTCATTTTCTTTTCTAAAGTCTTGTAATATCTTAGCGTAAGGATCTACCAATAGTGTTTTAGGATCTTGTAGTCCAAGAATCGCAGCACGTTGATAGATAGCTTCAGGCCCACTTAGGATTCTGAAATTACCTTTACCATCAGGCACACGTATACGTAATTCTTTGTAATAGTTTTCTAACTCAGGATGTCTTTGTCCACCATGTTTAACATACTCAAACAAATCATCGACAGGTTCTGACTTAAATGCTTCTTTCTTGTTAAATAGTTCTGGTTTTTTATTTAACTGTCTACGTAGTGCGAGTATATCACCAACACCAGATTCAGATAATTTTACAATCGTTTTATCTTCTTTAAAGTCTTGGTACTCTGCTTCAAGTTCACTAAGTATTTCGTCACGTCTTTGCTCATACGTTTGACGACCAGTAGATTCAGCTAACTCAAAAGCTTGTAGTGCTTTACCTTCTGGGCCATTAAATCTTTCTCTAAACTCAGCTTGTAATTTATCTCCTAAACGTAAATCTATGTCAGTTAAACCAGCTGTGTTTCCATCCTCTGTTTCTTTTCTAGCAATAAGTTTTAAAATTCTTTTATCTGTTTCATTATGTCTGCTGGCGTAAGCATCAGCGTTTTTTACTCTAGAATCTCTTGCACCACCAGTCTGTGTTTCGTTTAAATACTTTAGTAAAATTTGAGGTACAGGTACAAACTGGGCAAAGTCTTGCTGTTCGTACATATTTATAAGAGCACCGGCTTGTCCCTCATCTAGACCTATGATACCGTTTGCTCTGTTGTCAGCAATACGTGGTATCACTTGCTTGTTAATAAAATTATTAGCTTCTATTTGATATGCAGCATTTTCGTTATCAACTGCTTTCTTTTCTACATCTAGTATAGCATTAGATAATCTTTGTACTCTGCCCTGAGCTCTAGCTTGAAAACCTGTGCCTTCAGTTAGGCTATCTATGTAAGCTTGATAGTTGTCATACTCCTTACCGTTCTGGTCGACATATATTAGATTTTGGTATATTTCTCTAGCTTCATTAGGAAAAATATCACCTTTTTCTACTAAAGAAGCAACACGTTCGTAAACATAATCTGTTGCTTTTTGCCTATCACCTTTGAACTTTTGTTCTGCTATCTGATGTATAACACCTTCATCTTTGTAAAGAGTTTCATCAAGTTTCTTACCTGTTTCTTGGCTACGTATAACAGCACCTTTAACACTTTCTATAATTCTGGTATCAAAAGTATATAACTCTTCTTCTTTGTATCGTTCTACTAGCGTGCTTTGAAAAGATACTCGTTGTGATTCTACCTGTTTCTTAAGTTGTGGGCCTAGCTCTTTTACAAGTAAACGTACAAATCTAGGATTAGTTGGGTCAAAGCCCTGCTCTATTTCATTGTAAGCTAAGTTTCTAACCCAAGATAGTATAGCTTTTTCTCCATAGCCTAGAAACTCAGCGTTTGTTGTGGAGTCTAAAGCTCCGTTAGATCTAAGTGCATCAGCTACAGTTGAAATCTTATCTTCATAAAACTTAATCCTTTCTCTAGCAGGCAAATCAACTATTTCTTCTGATAAAAGACCATACTTAATTTCTAGTTTTTCTTGATCGTTAAGTGTAGGGTCAGCATCTACTGATCCAGTAGCCTTAGAGTTTTCTAGATTTAAGCTATTCTTAAACGCATTATACTCGTCAGACCCTTCTTGTACTTCTTCTGTTATTAGTTTAGTTAGTCTCTTACCGATGCTATCAGCTTCTTGAGCCTTACGCTTCTTCATTATAGTACCGACTGTTCCAACTATACTTTCAATGGCAGCTAACCTTTTATCCAGCTTACTGGCCGCTAGTTCTTCTAGCTCTACCATTTGGTCAAAGAACTGTTTAGTGTCTTTGATGTTGTCGTCAATCTGTTTGTTGACAGCCTCAGTCATGTCTGGGGCTGTCTCTAAGTAGTTAGTCTTACTTATATCAGGAACGGCATCTCGTGGCGTACCTACGACGTTCTGAAATGATGATGTCATATTAATTAGGTAAGAATGGTGTTACTATACTTGCCACAGAGCTTGCAATTTGTAGTGCACCTGTTAGCCTATCTGTTGGAGGTAACATAACTGGAGCTCCAAATGCAGCTGGTACACCTAGTTTCTGTCTAGCTTGAGCATTTGCTGCTAAGAACTTACGTCTTGCACCTTCTTGAGCATATGCCATGTTTCGACCGAACATGTTAGCTGTTACTCCTTGTATTTCTGCTTGTTTTCTGAGTAGACCTTGGTACTGTTTCTTACCATAAGTTCTAGCTCTACCACCCTCGTCTATCTTTTTCTTACCAAAGTATTGTGCAACGAGTTCTTGGTTTCTAAGTCGACCCTTACCTTGAGTATAAATAGCTCTAACGTAAGCATCACTAAGGTCACGACCGTAACCTATTACATTTCTGTTTTGAGCTCTTGCTAGACTTGTCTCTTTGTTAAAGAATTGTAGTTTCTTCTGAGCAAAGGTAGCATGCTTCTCTCTGTTTCTTTGTCTGGCTGCTCTTCTAGCACCAGCGTTAGCGTCTACGCACACGGCAAAATTCTATAAATGTTACATTGTTCGGCCCATGTTTTAACTTACGTAAAAACTTAAAGCCAAGAAACTTTAGCAATCTGAGATGTGCTTCGTTTCGACTGTCAACTATATTCCAAAGTAAAGGTTCCTCTCGGCTATCGACAAACCGTTTTGCCTGTCTTGCGAATAAAGTCGGTTGTTCATGGATTACATTGGTGCAGAGCATCCAAATATCGCCCTTTTTACCTACGCCTGCCATACCAGCAGCCTTGCCGCTAGGCGACGTAAAATAGACTGTAGAGGGGTCAGCGGACATGGCTGCTAGATACGTTAGTGGATCTATTCCATGCCCGTCTGAGATCTCTCTGAAGTCCTCTGAGCGTAAATTACAGGCCACCTCTAGGGCAGCCTTCAAAGTTATAGGGTGAATGTATTTACTTAAGGTTTTCATATATCGGTTCTAACTTTTCTATTGTGTCTGACATCCAAGGTTCCCATGGAACTTGTTTCATTCCTTTCTGAAAATATCTTTCGTACCATCTGTTGGTTTTCATTCTCCAATAAAAATATCTGAGTTCTGTTTCTGTGAGTTGTACGTTATACACGGCGATAATATTTGGGTGAGTAATCCCCTTCCCAAGACAATGATCTTAATGTAGCTGGGGCAGGGTGGGATGATTTGAGTGTTATCTCAACGTTTGTGTTTCTTTCATATACAGGTACAGTCTTAATAAACTCTTCTAAATATGGTGCATCGGATACATCATACTCATCAAGCTGTGTAGACTCATATACTTCTGTATAGTCTTTTTTACCTACACGTTCAAGTGTGGTTTCGTATAAACCTATCTTACCAAAGTGAAACTTAACTCTATGTAATACTAAAGATGAGTTTACGTCTGCTGTAGAACGTGCACCCTCTACTTTTGTAGGATAAAGTGTAGGAATCTTAACTTGGTATGGATAAATATATCCTATAATATAATTACTATCTGTCCATTGTCCCGTTAAAGTAAGAGTTCCGGATATAAAAAACTGATTATCATTTCCGGGATTATTAATAACTAAATATGCACCATTATTAGCTATAGCATTTTGAGCAGTAGATGACAGTCTAATACTATTTGCATCAACAATTTTTACATAATAAATATCATCATTAACAGTTGTATTTAAAGAAGTACCACCATTCCTGTGATAATATATTTTTTCTCCAGCTGTAAACCCGTGATTAGCTATTGTAATAGTATTAACTGATATTGCGGAAGTAGGAACAGGAGTTTTTTTTACTGTATTAGTAGGTTTTCCATATCGTCCAAGTCGTTCTGAGTTAGTATTGGTATCAATTACCACTAAATCGTGGTTAGGTGTGGTAACTGAAGCTACATTGACCACATTACTGAAGGTTGTAATATTTGTTTCTTCGTTAAAGCTACCACTGCTAAGAGTAGTATGGTTATCTACATGTAATAAAAAATCAACATTATTCTGTACTATATTAGGATCTGAGTCAGCCTGTACTAGCTTAATGCTTTGTAAATAGTAATCACTATCTAAAAAGAAATACTCATCATTAATAATAAAATGATAAGTTAATGGATTGTTTAGTTTCCATTTAAACCATGCAGCTTGTACTCGTTTTTCTGCGGTCTGGAAATACTTGTATCCAAACACGTCGTCTGATCCTGTTTTACCTATTAACACAATAGAGTTTTCTCTAGAGTTAGTCATTAGGTCTATATCTTTAGGTAGTAATGTAGGAACAACCTTACTAACTTCTATAATATTAGGTTCTCCTTCTCGTGCTGAGTTAGCCATCTCATTGAATCTACTAAACTTACCAGAGTTGTCTATGTAAGCTACCGTAGTCCCAAGTGAGATAGGAGCCATATTTTCGTTATAGTTAAACGTAGCTATACTTCTTAGTTTAGCTGTGTCAGGGTTAAATACTGTATCATCTGATGCCAGTAAGAATTGTTGGTTTGTACTGAATACAAGTAAACCAGCGTTAATTTCTATACCATCAAATAGATCAGATGGGAACATAGACGCAGCTGATATATCTACAGGGTCAGCTACTGATACTGTTAGTGCTGTTTCAATAAAGAAGTTAGGTTCTGCTAATGTACCCGGCCTTGATGTTATAACATTTTCGCCTGCTAGAAATGCTAACCTGTTACGAAAAAATAACACCTTGTTAATACGTTTACCTACAAATGTTGGCATAGGGTTTGTAATTGTATCACCTACGTCTCTAGTACCATATGTAAACTGTTTGACAGTAAATATAGTTGTACTTGTACGCTGTATAACTAAAGGCATGTTAGTCAGGGTTGTAGTTATTCCCGGCAAAGCACATTCTGTCCAAGATCCACTACCATCTTTATCGTTTTGACCTTCAAATTTTAAGTAGTAATCATCTTCTTCTGATCGTAATGCGTTTGATACCTTGACTATATAGCCATGTTTACACTGATTAGGTAAGTTTTGTACATCATTGACTGAACCTTGCATGACTCGCATTAAGTCATTTTCAACAATATTAACTGTGAATGAGTTAGAGCTAGAAAGGTAAATACCGTTACCTATTTGTTGACCATCTACACCACTAGGTAAAGCTTCTATAATACCACCAATAATAGTATCAGCAGTTACGGCTGTCTGAGCGTCAAAAGGTGTAGGCTCTGGACGTATAACACCATCACCATTGCTGCTAATAGTACCGTTTACTTCTACAGCTTCGACTTCTTCGATAGTAATAGTATATGTAGCGTCCCCGTCATATTGCTGTACGTTTGTGCCATCTACATTTTGGGTTGTACCTGTAGCACCACCTTTAGCAGAAGTCATTTTAACTTGAACTGTGTCACCAACTTTCCAGCCTTCACCACCATGTAGTAAGACTACTTCTCTCTGGTAAGCACATCTGTAGTTTTGACCATCTGGTCCGTTAGCAGCAGCATCATAGTTAGGGCTAACACCTTGCTGACCTAAAATATTAAGTCTAAATATTAAGTTTTTAGGTGCACCAATATTTCTATTATTACCATCTATAGTTGTTGTACGAGCGTTGTTGCTTAAGTCAGCGTTACCTTCTTTTACTGATACAGTGGTAGTTCCAGTATAACTCGGAGCACCAGTTACTGCAAATACTTGCGTACCGATTCCGGGACATGATCCAGTCCCATCATCTTCAGCAAGATCATCGGCTGTAATAGCAATACGTGTAGCACGAGAGACAGCTGAAACGTCAGCAGTTCTAAATACATCAAGGCCGTATTGTCTTCCGTTTTCTGTTCGTAGTAGTTCCAGCATTGCAAAGTGTGCATGTGGTCTAGCTGTTGTTGAACCAGACTCACCTACAGTAGTAACAGTTCTAGCATCACCAGCTGATATGCCTGCTGGAGTACCTCCACCATCTATCTCTGCTTGAGTGTAGTTACTAATGTCTCTGTTGTTAACAAATGTAGTATCGTTAATTGTTAAGAATTGTAAGTTTTCTGGTGTAGCTGTTTGTAGATAGTTTTGTATAGCTGTCTGACCACCTGTGCCATAAACTGTAGTCATTTTCTGCCCATCACTGCAACGCCATACTCGCACCTGACCATCAGCAGCTATTTGTCCTATGTATGATCCTTCTGTTTCGTCACGAAAGTAATGAAACCAAGCTCCACCGCTTTGTACATCAGCTAGTGGATTGGTTCCTATTCGTTTTGAACCCGGTCTTTTAAATAATCCCTTGGTAACATCTGGTATAGCGTTTACTATTTCTGTTACTTGACCGGGAAACTTTAGGTTGTCAGGCTGTTCTGACATACCTAATGAGAACTGAGGGATAGTTTGTGTTACGCTTGCCATTATCGTCTAAGGTTTCTCCAAGGTTGGTAAGTTTGATATGTAGTGTTATTAGGAAATCCAAACATACTATGGTCTCCTTGGTTGCACTCGTATTCTTGTAGAGCTGCTCTGGCTAAACCAGCTTGATTACTTAATAATTTAACAAGGTTTGGGTTTGCAACAAGCTGTGTAGCTGCTGCGGCAGATGCTCTGTATGTAATAAATCTTCTGAATACAATAGGTAGATCTTCAAAGTTATATACTTTTACAATATCTAAATGTATGTCAGAATCAAATTCGTCTTTGTTATCTTTTGTAGACATCTTGTCATACAAATATCCGTTACGACGTACAAGGTCATGAGTACGCTTTGTATAGTTGTTGTGAAAATCCATAGAAAGCACGTCATCACCTATTGCTATTTTCTTAGTCGTAGCATCAGGTGAAAATTTTACGTTGTATTCTGTGTTAAAATGCCACCCCTCTGCCTGCGTGTCTACGTTGGCATCACGGAGTAGGTTATATATAAATGCTATTTCTGGGTTATCGTATGCTGATATACCATCAGTTTCACTGACAGTACCTAGTGTTGTAATTGGTGCTTGACCTATAGCCCCCAGTATATTGTTTACTGCGGACAGTTCTGTGTCGATGTCAATAGTTGTGGAAGCCATAAAAAAAAGGGGGAGCCGAAGCTCCCGTATAAAAATAAATTAAGTGAATGATGCGTTAGAAACAGCAGTGTTATTGAAGTTAGAAGAAACGTCAATTCCAGCTACTAATTCAACAGCAGCAGCAGGGTTCAAGAAGTTTGCTCCCATAGCTAGACGACCTAAGATTACGTCGCCTTGGTATACAACTGAAATGTCTCCAGATGTTACCTGTACCTGTGGGCCGATTGCTTCAACTACACCACAAGCCTCTTTCTGGAAGATTAATCCACAGCTATTAGCAAACTTTGCAGCTGTACCATAGTTGTTGATTGTCTTCTGTGTGTTAGAGTTTGAAGGTGTGAGTTTAGAATCCTGATCTCCCATTGCTTCACCAACGAAACTACCTTCGTTATCGTTAGAAGCTCTTGGGTTCATGTCTGTCTTAGTACCAAACTTACCAAAGAACGGAATGTTCATTGACTTGTAAATAGTGATACCAGCTATTTCAATGATGCCGTTACCAGACTGTAATGCAGTACCTTGTACGTCACGGTTGATTAGACCATTGTTTGTAACGTCTTGGATAAGTGCATAGTACTGTCTTGGGTTTAGTACAGCAACTCTACCTTCACCACTTACTCCTTTTTCGTCAAGGATAGCAGCAGCGTCGTAGAAAGCGTTAACTAAGTGACCAGCATTGTAAGCGTCAGCAGCAGTTGTACTTGCAGCAGCACCAACTTTAACTACGGAACCACCGGGCTCAACGAAGTTAGACATTGAAACTGGGGATGGCTGTCTAGCAGCCTTTGTGATAGCTCTGAAGATTC